GGTCTTTTTACGGGAAGCTGCGGTTTCTACGGTTCGCTACTTAAAGCTATAAATAACCATGCTAGGAGCAAGATCGCCCCTAGCAAGTCCGACATTTTGGGGGCCGGTATCATCCCGTTTTTCTATCAAACATTGCATTGTCGTAATCGTTGATAGTGTATCCTTTACCGTCAAGAATATCATCGTTGATTGTACCATTAGCAATGTCGATTTCATCGTTCTCAGTGGTGCTAACACCGTCTGTAAAACGTGGATCTTGTTGATAATGTGGATCCTTAATTGAATCCAAATAATCCTGAACTTTATTTGCTACAGGTTCCATTTTCTGATCTGATTCAGCCATCATTTCCGCTATTAAATCAGCGTTCTCAGCATCGGCCAAAGCAAGCCGTTGTTCCTGACGTTCATCCATTTTAGTGTTTTCAGTTTTTAGCAGGGCTGAATTATCCCGATACTCGGGTGCTTGGATGTCAAATGTCTCGCCAGTTACGTCTTTATAAACTGAAACGGCAGCGTTAAGTAACCGTTCCATTTCGTTAAGAGCAAACTCAACATTTTTGCGATACTTAGTGGCACGTTCATAAGCGTATCCACCTTTAACACTTTCACGCTGGCGATAGGCTGTTTTTAATTCTTGCACACGCTGTTCATATCTAACAGCAAGGCTATTACGCTGGTAATTAATGCCTCTGCATAGAGACATTGCAAAACCTTTTTGCTCAAACTGTACGCGATTGCCCATAACCTCACGGCGTTCATCGCTATCCCATACAGTGCCTTCGAATGAAAAATTCATAACCAAAGAACGAATAAGCATTTCATTGTCGGGGTTTGACAATTGATTACATTCCTCATTTAAAGCATTATTGCGTATTTCTAAAAGATGACATGATTGCTTAAGATCAGTGATTTCTTTTTCCATTTGAGCTTTTGTCATTTTAGTCATTTTATTTTCTCCTTTTTAAAACGAAAAACGGCCCATCAGAGCGATGAGCCGTGTCAACCCCTGCAGGGGGTTTACTCGGTGAAAAGCCTGATAAGGCCACTTCAAAATTCTATTTCTTCTATATCCTCCATTTTTACGGATACTTTAGTGCTTGGAAGCTCAACGGCTTTGTTAAAAACAATAGGAACATTGTAGTCATGCTCCTGATCCAAGTACCAATAGTCCAATTGGTCGATAACCGCGTCGAGATCGGTAAAAGCTTTTGAATGATAATTAACCATTATGATTGCTCCAAAACTATTGTTTCAAGGGTAACTGCGCCAATAAGCTGATCGCATAAGGCTTCAATTTCGGGCATTTCACGACAAGTGGCGAACTGCGCCAATTCTTTTACATGCTCGATGTAATCGTTAAGGTGTTGTGCATCTTGTGCGGGTGTTTGTATTTCTAAAGTCATAACTTTCTCCTTTGAGTTAAATGTCCCTAAGAACGTCTCACAGGAGATACTTTGATAAATCACGGGTCATGCCCGAATCCAAAACACTCAAAATGCAAATGATGCCAAGTCAACTCGTTTGACTTAGCGTCATTTCTTCTTCGGTTTTGGGTGAGTCGCGTCCAGCGAGCAGAAATGTAGCTAAAACTAAAAATGCATTTCGTGGGCCTTGAGGCAGCATGATTTACAAATGTATATAAGGACGCTGACAGAGCCAACAGCAAGTCATGCCGAATAAGATCCAAATTAATGTAGCGGCTTTAGTCCGCTCATTTGGATCGCGGCATAGCGGCCATAGCGGGGAGCGGCCGCGTGCTTGCTCGATTGATATTCGGGTTATTGGTTCGCTGGGGTAGGCTTAGCAGATCTACAAGATGGCCTTTGAATCTTGTATGAACAAACTCGCCCCTCAAGGGGGCGATTTGGTCAACGCAATGACCGATGATCGAGTCTACAAGCTAACGTCTAAATAGTAATAACTAGAAATCCGCTCGTTCCTTCACCAGCAACGGTCATTGCCCATATTTAGTAAGATTTATCGCAAATAACCCCATCTGTTGCATAAAAACACAATTGACACGATGATTCGAGAAGCTCACGCTGTTCTTTATCGGGGGTCTGGGGGGCGGTAGCCCACACCATTGATTGCCGAAGAAGAAGCATGATGATGACAACAATGAGCACCGACGCGGCACATTATTTGCCCAATCAAATGGACATAAACTCGACGTGAATGATCTTATTTCTGCCAATGAAGTATCCCCAATAACACTACCTGATGGCACCGAATTAGACGCCAGACAGACGCACGCGGTTATGCTACGCGCAACAAGCACACTCGACATCGAGGATATTGCTAAACAAGCAGGTTATTCTGGAAGATCAACATGTTCGCACTTCCTGAGAAGCAATAGAGGGAGAGCGGGGTTACAAGTGGCAATTAGGCAACACTTGCTTGACGGAGCCAGAGTAGGCCTACAGACCATGCTAAACCTCGCCACATCTGCACGAAGCGAGAACGTCAGGCAGTTAGCAGCAGCGGACTTGTTGGACAGGGCTGGGTACAACAGCCAAGAGGTACAGGCTGCGAGCAATGATGGATCAGGACGTGAGGTAAACATCTCAATTAATCTTAACACGAGTGACACAGGCATAGTGATAGAAGGTGAAGCTGAAAGTTTGCAGCAAATTCCCGTTAGCAATGAGGTGGTACAGGGGGGTAGGGGAAAAAACGATGAAGCGATACCCTAGTGACCCGACCAGCACGTATATAATGCAGCCTCAGAGTTATTTGTGTTTTGTTTGTTCTGCGCCAGCGCCATTTGGGATTGGTTACGGCGGGATTGCGTCCGAGATACCTGAGCATCGCAAAGGACGGATGTGGGTATGTTCTGAGCATATTGAGATTGCTGAACAGCGGCGTGATGCTGCGCGATTGTCTGATAGTCCGTTTGCGAGGGTTGGATGAGTTTTTTTGAGCGAGCTAAGGCAAAGACTGTAACGAGTATAGTGCCTCCCAAGCCTACGCCTGTTTCATTGCGCGGGGATCGTATGATGGTTTCTCGTAATATAGTTGAGAAGGAAATAGAGCCTCGTAAATCTGGTTTGCAGAGCAAAGCGAAAGTGGATCGTGTTCCTCGGGGTTGTTTATTTAAAGTGGGAGGGGGGTTTTTTGACTTAGACGGATACTGGTGCGTCAGAAAGGCAAAGCACGTGGTTAATGTAACGCGTGGTGCGCCTAAGAAAATAACTGCAACATTATCGGATGCGCAGAAAAAAGAATTGCGCAGGGTCAGAAGTATAGCCGCGAGAAACGGCTTAAGATAGGAGTGCGCTGCCATGCACAAGGAATTAAAATTACAGGACAGATTAAGAGTGGCTAAACATTTTAATGCGGCATTTGAATTACAGCCAGAACAGGTAGATTGGATAGACGCTGCATTAACGCAACTGCGTTCTAATAAAATAGAACAGACATCAGCGGATATAGCCTACAAGCAAATGATGTTAAAAAAAGCGGATAGCAAACGCTTAAAACAACTCATTACCTTCTCAGCAATAAACGCTGCGTTTTTGTCCGTAGCAGTAGGGGTAATTGTTTGGTTGATGTAAATTACACGCCTGACGGACAAACCATTGTAGATTTTATGTCCTCAAATGCTTTTGTGCGCGGCATACAAGGCCCGATTGGTTCGGGTAAATCTGTGTGCTGCGTTATAGAATGTTTGCGTTTAATGCTTGGGCAAGAGCGTTCTATAGATTTAAAAACAGGACAGAGAACAGGGCCGCGCAAAGTAAGAGTGGGCGTTATTCGTAACACCACTCCGCAGTTGGAAACCACTACTATGAAAACTTGGTTGGATTGGTTGCCAGAAAATGATTTTGGGCCTGTGCGCTGGCGAGCGCCGTTTCGTCAAACAATACGGGTTCCAGAAATAGATTTAGAAGCCGAGGTTTGGTTCTTGGCATTAGATCGTGATGAAGATGTGCGTAAGTTGCTTTCGTTTGAATTTACATTTATTTGGTTAAATGAGGCGCGTGAATTATCCAGAGAAATTGTAACCGCAGCTATATCTCGCGTTAAGCGTTATCCAAGAATGATCGAAGGTGGCCCTACTCGATCCTGTGTGTTTATGGATACTAACGCGCCTCACGAAGAACATTGGTGGTCTATTATGTCTGGGCAAAGCGAGCCGCCAGATTGGATGACCGAAGATGACAGGCTGACTTTGTTAAAACCAGAAAATTGGGAGTTTTTTCAGCAGCCGCCAGCCGTGCATGACAGATATGGGCCAAGCGGAGAGCTAACGGGGTATGACCTTAATCCTCTCCGCGAAAACGCCAAATTTACAGATAAAACCTATTATAGTGATTTGCTGCAAGGCCAAACGCGGGATTGGATCAGAAACATGCTCCAAAACCAAATTGGGCGCATATTCTCAGGTAGACCTGTTTATCGTGGCTTCTCAGAAAAAATGCACGTTGCCGCTGAGCCATTTGGCCCAACAGAGGGCGATGCTATTCATATTGGCGTTGATTTTGGATTAACACCCGCCGCCGCGTTTTGTCAGGATGTGTACGGCCAAGTGCGCGTGTTTGATGAACTTGTAACGAAAGATACCAACGCAAAACAATTTGCAGATATATTAGCCGCGCATATTCGAGAGCATTATTCTGAATATCAGATAATTATTACTGGCGATCCTCGAGGGGAAGACCGCGCTACGACTGATAGCGTAACGCCATACCAGATTTTTCGCGCTGCGGGGCTGGAAGTAACGCCAGCTTGGTCAAATGATCCAATTATTCGCGTTGGAGCTGTAGAAACTCAAATAAATTCCCTCATAGAGGGTAAGCCGGCTTATTTTGTCTCTCCAAATTGCAAATTTATCGTTGGAGCCAAAAAAGGTGGCTATTGTTACCTAAAAGATCGGGAAGAAATCGACAAAAAATCCATTTATTCGCATATTTCTGATGCAGAGCAATACGCGCTTCTAAGAATGGGTTACGGCAAAAAGCTAATTGGTCGAAATCCTAACGCAAAACCCAGCGTTCAAGCCTATCACAAGCAATCTGTGTTTAATCGAGGCGGTGGAATGACTGCGAAACAAAGAAATCGCCAGTCTATTCTTTCAAGAGGCCGTTAGGGTTGCTTTTTAACTAGATAAAGCGCATTTTTTTACCGACGACACAATATATGGTGAAATTATGTGTGATCCTATTAGTTTAACTATTGCTGGCGCTGCCCTGCTTCAAAACAATCAAGCAACTAGCGCAGCTAGAGCGGCTAAAGCAGATCGAGCTAGGGAACAAGATCGCGTTAAAAAAATTGCTAATCAGGAACGCACTCAAAGCGATATGGCTGCTCTAAAACAGCGCAGAAAACAAAACGCATCTCGCAGATCCGCAAGTGCTGCACAAATGGGTGGGATGTTGTCTGGCGTTGGTAGTTTTATGTCTGCTCGATCTTTTTTTTCATGAGGTAATTAATGGACGTTAAGGCAATTATTAAAAGGCGCGATGCTGCAAAAGCAGACCGTCAGCGCTTAGAGAATCTTTACGACGATTGCTTGCGTCTCACAATGCCAGCCAGACGCCGCTTTTACACACAACCTATCGACAATGCAGAAGACATATTTGATGAAACTGGCGCAAATGCTGTGGCCGAGTTTGTTTCTCGTATGCAAGCAGGGCTTTTGCCTCCCTTTACGGAATTTGTAAAACTAGACGCATCTGCGATGGTTGAGCCGCGTGATGTAGCGGCTGTTAATAAAGACCTCGATGATATTAACAAATATTTGTTTGAGCAGATTTGGAACTCTAATTTTTCCCAAGAAATTTCTGAATGCCTTTATGACATGTCTATTTCTACTGGCATTATGCTGTTTGAAGAAGGCACAGGCGATAAAGCGTTTCATCACCGCGCGGTTCCATTAACGGATGTTTATTTAGAGCGCGGCGCGGATGATACAGTTGGCGGCGTGTTTAGGGTTCAAAAAGTACCAGCTAAACACTTAAAGCATCGCTATCCCGACATGAATGAAAGCGAAGCTATGAAAACTTATTCGGATCTTAGGGAAGATTCCGAAAAAGAACTGGAAATTATTGAATATACCTATCGAGATTATTCTAACGTCGAGGTTGAGTGCTATTATCACATAGTTTTGTGTGAAACGCATAATGAAGTGCTGCAAGTTCGCAAATTGGAAGGCAAAGGCTCAAATCCGTTTATAGCATTTCGCTGGCAAACGGCTGCGGGGGAAACATGGGGCCGAGGGCCATTGTTAAACGCAATGGGCGCTATTCGCACAACAAACCTTATGGTTGAGATGATCCTTGAAAATGCGGCTATGTCTATCGTTGGAATGTACCAAACGGACAATGAAGGCACTGTAAACGCTGATAATATTTCTCTCTTGCCCGGAACGATTATAACCAAAGAGATTGGTACACGCGGATTGGAGCCAATTACTGGCTCAACTGGCAATTTTAACATGCAAGATGTGGTGCTGGCCGATCAGCGCACAAATATTAAACGCGCATTGTTTAATGATATGCTTTCAGATCCCAATAAAACGCCAGCAACGGCTACTGAGGTAGCTGAACGCATGGCTGATTTATCGCATCGAACATCCGCAGGGTTTGCGCGTGTGTTTTATGAGTTTATTCAGCCTTATATTTATAGAGCTTTGTATATTTTGGAAAAACGCGGCGATATAGAATTGCCCGTCATTAACGGCAAAGCCATACAGATCCGCGCTATTTCTCCGATTGCCATGTCACAAAATGGGCGCGATTTGCAAAAATTAATGCAAGATTACCAAATGCGAGCACAAATGTACGGGCCGCAAGTTGCAACCTCAATGTATCAAATGGAGGAATTGCACCCTTGGTTAATTGAAAAAATGGGCTTGGAAACAAAGTTGTTTAAATCGAGCAAAGAAATTGTGCAGTCGATGGAGCAGCAAGCCCAGCAAATGATGATGATGCAACAACAGGCGCAACAACCCGTATGAGCGAATATATTGAGCGGCGAATACGCGAGATCCA